GCTAAAAAATGACAAACCTTGTCCTTGTTCGCGGCCTGCCTGGCAGCAATCGCTACACCATCGGCGAAGTTTTCGTAGACGGCAATCCCAACTATGCCCACTTCGGAGTAGATGCTTTGGCAGTGGAAACTGGCAAGTGGGACGCAGCCAAAGCAGCAACTGCCAGCACCCTTTGTAAACGGCTTACTCGTGCCATGCTTCGCAGAGGCATTGACGTCGTAGTAAGCGACACCTTTGCTACCAAGGCAGAGCTGCAATCTTACTTCGACATGGCCGACGAGTTCGGAGCCAACTTGCAAGTAATCGAAGCTACTGGCCCATCGCCGCACTATCAAGCCCCAGAGGAACTAGTGGCCGAGCTGCGAGCCAAATGGGAAACCCTGGACAGCAATCAACCAGCCGCCAGTTAACACCATTCCTAGCCTTCTCCCCAAAGGAATCAAAGATGCCAACTCTCGCCCTTATCCGTGGCCTTCCTGGCTCTGGTAAAAGCACCCTGGCCAAGAAGCTGGTAGGCTTCGAGCACTACGAAGCCGATATGTTCTTCATGAAGGATGGCCAGTATTGCTACGACAAAGGCAAACTAGCTGCTGCCCATACCTGGTGCCAGCAAATGACCAAGGAAGCTCTCAACCTTGGCAAGCACGTTGTCGTTAGCAACACCTTCACTCGCATCAGCGAGCTGGAACCTTACTTCCAGATTGCCAAAGAGTTGGGTGCTAGCGTCGTAGTGGTGGAAGTGAATGGCAACTGGCCCAATGTCCACGGAGTGCCCCAGGAAGTCATCGAAAGGATGCGGGCAAGGTGGGAACCTTATCCTAAGCAAGCAACCAAATGAAACCTATCTTAGTCGTCGTTCGTGGCCTTCCCGGTAGCAACCGAGCGGACTTCGCCACAACAACCAAAGGCAACTTTCTCCACTTCGGAGCTGACAGCATCCTAGTCGAAAATGGCAAATACGACGCCAGCAAAGCTGAGGCCGCCAGCAAGTGGTGCTATCAACAAGCCCGAGCAGCTCTGGCAGCCGGCAACAACGTGATAGTTAGTGACACCCTGGCACGTCTCTCAGAGCTGGAACCCTACTTCGACCTAGCTGAGGAACTTAATACCAGCATCTCAGTCATCCGCGCGTTGAAAAAGTCGGACAAATACGAGGTGCCTGATGAAATCCTGGAAGAAGCACTCATCCAATGGGAACAAATGGGCACTACCGAATAACTCAGTAACCATCATGACCAACCAACCCATCACCTACTATTGGGCCGGCAACACCACCGCCGGAGTTACCACCCCCGACCCCACTGTCTACCTTCGCTGGGTGCAGAAGCTGATAGCATCCGGAGAACCCTTCACCTGCGGAATTGCCACCGATCCCCACCAGTGCGTCGCAGCACTTAACAATTGGCTCGACGCCCAAGAGGAACAAGCAAATGGACAAAGCTAAAATCGCGGAGCTGAAAGCTCTCGCCCAAGCACGCTTCCAACAGCTACAAGCTGCCAAAGCAGCGCAAGCAGCGCCGGCACCACTAAAACCTCAACCACCAGCTACCCAACCACCAGCTACCCAACCCGAAGTTGATACTAGCTCCATCCCAACTCCACACCAAACCGACCTGCACCTTCGCAACCTGTCAACTGGTATTACCTTGAACGAGAAGCAGAAGGAAGCTGTCCGCCTGATTGCCAGTGGCCAAAGCTGCTGCCTGATCGGGGCTGCTGGCACAGGCAAAACCACTACCGTCAACGCGGCAGTAAAAGCCCTGCTGGAATCTCACATGGTGCCAATTCTGGCAGAGGATACCAAAAGGTTGGCTAAAGGAACTCCTGGCATCGTGGGCATCGCCTTTACCCGGAGAGCTGCTGCCAACCTGCGCGCCCAAGTCCCGGCGCAACTAGCTAACAACGTGATGACCCTCCACGCCTTACTGGAGTTCGAGCCAGTAGAAACCCAGGTAGTAGATTCCGAAGGTAACATTCGCAACTCTATTCGCTTTGAGCCTCAGCGCCACGCTGCTAACCCGCTGCCTACCACCATTAGCACCATCATCGTGGACGAAAGCTCCATGCTCTCCGTGGAGCTATTTAAATTGTTACTGGCTGCCCTTCGCCATCCGGTCCAATTCATCTTCATTGGTGACATCCAACAGTTAGCTCCTGTCTTTGGCGAAGCTATCCTCGGCTTCAAGCTGCTGGAGTTGCCAGTAGTGGAGCTAACCCAAGTCTACCGCCAGGCCCTAGAGTCACCAATTATCCGACTTGCCCACCGGGTGCTAGAAGGTAAGCAGATTCCACCTACCGACTTGTCATCCCACTGGCAATTCCCAGGTCAGCTTACCATCGCTCGCTGGCCAGCTAACACCTCTCCAGAACGGGCTGAGAACATCGCAGTTGCCTACCTAACCGAGCGTCTCAAATCAGGAACTTACGACCCGGAAAACGATATGGTATTGATCCCATTCAATAAACACTTTGGGACTTATAGGATGGGCCGTCGCATCGCGCAGATGCTAGACGAGCGAGCAGAGTCTCAAGGCAACCCTCGGGAAGTCATCGAGGTAATTGCTGGCTACACTCGCCACTACCTAGCAGTTGGCGACCGGATGCTCTACGACAACGAGGAAGTTGTCATCAAGAAGATAGTTCCCAACATAGGGTATCGCGGAACTATAAAGCCGCGTCATGCCAAATTCTCCCGCTTTGGAACTATCCTCGATGTAGATGGCACCATTGATGACGAGGAAGATTGGCTGGAAAAGTCAGCCGCGGAAATTGCCAACGCAGCCGAGGAAGGTGTTACCGACGAAGCAAGTCACGTTATCCACCTGGACTATGGCGATGGTGAGCTGGTGCCAATTCGCAGCCGTGGCCAAGTCAACAAGCTAATGTTCGCCTACTGCACCACAGTTCACAAGGCCCAGGGCTTGCAAGCTCCGCGGGTCTTTATGCTACTCCACAAGCAACATGCTATCATGATTTGCCGAGAGCTGCTCTACACTGGCATCACCCGTGCCCAAAAAGAGCTTACTATCCTCTGTGATCCTACCACCTTCATGGGCGGTATCATCAAACAGCAAATCAAAGGCACAACCCTAGCTGAGAAGGCCGAATACTTCAAAGGCAAACTCTCGAAATATGAGGAGAAGCTAAACAAGTAATTCCCGTTAGCTAGGAACTAGCATGGGCGGCCCCTTGTCGATGGCCTGGGGTTGCCCTATAATTCAAGGCATGGGGTAACGGAAAACCCGGCGCATCCGAAACCCTTACAACCCGCCAGCGCCGCCTCACCATTTTTGGAGTATTACCATGACCGAAGAAAACAAGCAAACCGAGGAAGCCAAGTCGAAGGGCAAGCTCTTTTACTTTCGCGCTCCCACCCGCAAGCAGATTGAAGAAAACGAAGCTGCGGGGCTACCACCGCCTATCCGACGCAAGAGCGTCTACTACGAACCCCCCTATTTGAATGCCGATGACATCCGGAAAATTGCCAACGGCGACGACCCCAAGCAACTGGAATTGTTGATTGAGGCAGCGAATGACATCATCGACGAGGCAGTTCGTCGCCAACTCGACGAGCAACCCAACTACAAAGAGGTTGACATCAACCTCATCGACCGTAGCAAGTTGACCTGGGAATACCTCGCGCATATGCCGCGGTCGGAGCGTGTCAGCAACACCATCTCCGAGGAGACTTGGGAAGAGTTCAAGAAGGACTATGTCAAGGTCATGGTCCCTGTTACTGGCAAGCCCGAGCAAGTGGTCCACAACGCTGCCAAGATCATCGCTGCCGAGTTCAAGCCGGTCCGCGACAATCGCGATAAACTCGCAGTGCTGGAAACGTATTTGGATACGTGGTTCGCTAATACCGAGCGAGCCGCGGACTTTGCGTCGCTATACGAGCGACTGTCCAAGAAAGTCAAAGACTACCAGGCTAAGGGCTTGGCATCGCTGGAAATCTAACAGCAACTGGCGGGGTAACTCCCGCCTCTTTTTGCAAGCATCTAGTGATTACCGACTGCTAGATGCTTACCAAAGGAGCTAAACATCATGGCAAAGAAAGCACTTTATGGCGCCCAAGCCGACGATCTAATCCAAGCATACATGGCACTCGACGATGGCAAATCCCCGAAGGAAGCAGCCCAACCGTTGCTACCAGACTACGCGCCGGAGTCCATCTGCAAAACAATGGTGCAAACCCTTCGCATGTATATTCGCCGGCACTATCCGGAATTTGCCAAGGAAGGCAACCGACTAGCTATCCGCTACGAGCTGCGCCCCGACGACGGATGGTATTTCTGGGTAGAGCCAGCGCCCGTTAGCAAAATCGCCCAAGTCTTACAAGGAGTTACAACCGATGCCACGTCTCTATGAGGCAACCTGGAAAGCTCTGCGGGATACTGGCTACATCAAGCTCAAGCTGCTAGACCCGCTGGAGCAACATCGCATCATTCGCGGGATTAGCAAAGAGAAAAATGCTGACCCCATGAAGCCGCTTTTCAAACGCATCTCCCCAAAGGTCGTCAAGGAAGGAGGTAATACCTATCTAATCTTAGAGTTGCGTGAAGTTACCAAAACCCGTTACAACATCCCAATCTAACCAAGGAGTAAGCAATGGCAACACCTTTGACCGATGCGCAGGAAATCCACCAACGCATTTCCGAACTTCAAGCAGAATTGGACAAGGCAAGTCCAGGTATCGCAACTCACTTGCTGCGCATCCACAAGGACCTAGCAGCCAGTCCAGAACTGCTCCATATCCTTAGCGAGGACGAAATAGCAATTATCGCCAAGGGCTTGCAAGTCCAAAGCCAAGTCCAAATCGTAGCACCTAAAGCCAAAGCTCCCAAACGCGAGAAGCTGGCCGACCTGGAGATTTAAGATGCTAGACTGGAACAAAGCCAAGTGGGCAGCACTATCTCGGCTGCCAGCCGACAACGGTGAATCGCACCTGCCCTTCATGGACAACCCAACGGAAGCAGCTACCGTCACACAGCAACTCAGCCAGGAATGGAAGATGCTGCAAAGGAATGCAAGCTGCCAACCGTCGGACACCGACGCCATAGCCAGCAAGGACAATTGCAATGCTTCCCCGGATAGCTGGTGTTAGGACAGTTGGCGATGGAAACCCACCAGCCACCAGCCTAGCCCTGCATCTAGCAGCTCGCCTGTTAGTATCTCCGAAAGCTGACTGGTGGGCCTTCGATAGCTGGCTAGACACTGCCCACGGATACAACTACGAGCTGTTACCAGAACTAGCTGCTTTCCTGTCCCTTCGCTGTTCTACCATCGACCAACTCGAATCAAAACTTCAACGGCTTCGCCACTACGTTCTCTCCGAGCAACTCCAACTTCTCTCCATTCTGGAAACCTATCATGCACCCAAAACTCAAGCTCCTGAGTCACTCCTCGCTGATAACACTTCATGCCTGTCCGAGAAAATTTGAACTCTACCGGCTCAATGCTGGTCCAGCACCTACCTCGTCGGTTGATACCGCCTTCGGCTCGGCCTTCGGCATTGGCATCCAAACCCTAGTTGCTACCGAGGGCAACCTCAACAAAGCCTTGGTCGATGCTTTTGCTGCTTGGGACGTTTCCCTGCTGGAAGAAAACTCCAAAAGTAATAAAAGCATCTGGGAAGTTGTGCTCGCTTTGCAATCCTTCGCCAAGCTGCACCTTCCTACCATCCTCAAGGATTGGAAAATAGCAACTCTCAAGGATGGCAAACCCGCGGTCGAGCTATCCTTCAAGATCAACCTTCCCAATGGCTTTTCTTACCGTGGCTTTGTTGACCTAGTGTTACAGCATCGAACCGAGAATCGCTTCAAGATTTGGGAACTCAAAACCACTGGCAGCTACGTTGTCCACGAGGCCCAATACAAAAATAGCTTCCAAGGTGTTGGCTATGGCGTGGTGCTGGACAAGCTCGCAGCTTCCATTGGCGCCGAGTCCGACTACTTTGTGGACTACTTTGTCTACAAAACCAAGAGCAGGGAATTTGAGATAATGCCATTTCTCAAGAGCAACCTGGAACGGATGCGTTGGCTAAGCCAGCTCCTCTTGGAAGTTGAGAAGTTGCAGCTCTACGACGAAGTTGGCATGTTCCCGCAGCACGGGGAAAGCTGCTACAACTTCTTCCGCCCCTGCGAGTATTTCGGAATTTGCCAGATGAGCAACAGCAGCCTTGTGGATGAGGAGAAAGCTAGTCTCCCGCCAGAAGAAGCCCCAGTTGACTTTGAACTGGATTTTCACAACTTACTAGCGCAACAGACGGAGAACCTCAATGAATGAGCAGCCAAAAGACCCCCTAGCAGCAGCACGCAAGCAGCAACCGATCGCACTTAACAAAGTATCCCGCCGGACCATTGTGATGATCCCCGAAGGATGCCACCTGATGATTCCAGCCAGCATGACCAACATCGTGCAGGAAGCTAGGTTCGTCAGACTAACGGCAGAAGGTGGCATCCAACCCCTGCCGCTACAGAACGTGGCAACAACTACCATCCCCGTGGCAGACCAAGTGCTGGAAGCGCTGGATACTGCCTACTTTCAACAACTTCAGCAAGGAGCAAACAAATGAACGCACTGCCAACCTTCGATGATGACCTTCACCAGCTTCAATCCCTTGTCAAACTCTACACTGATCGCAAGATGGCACGAGTGTGTGACCCGGCACTTGACATCGAGCTTGAGCGAACAGCCATTGCCATTGCCCAACTGGTAGCGGCAAAAGCCCGGCTGCAAACTAACAACGTCATCAAACTGAACACGGAACTTGGACTCTAAGGAGCAGCTATGAAACTCTCCGAATACAAAGCAAAGCCAGTTCACCGGGTTCTCATCTACGGCCCTCCCAAGTCGGGCAAGACAGCAGTTGTCGGCAAGCTGGCAGAACACTACAACCTTCTTTGGTTCGATCTGGAGGATGGTGTCAAAACTCTGCTAAACCCAGAGCTTAAGATTCCACCAGCTGCCCTGGACCACGTAACTCTGGTGCAGCTACCCGATACCAAGGACTATCCCATCGCGGCAGAAACCCTCTACAAAGTCGTGGACTGGAAACCCATCTCCATCTGCGAGGAACACGGCAAGGTTAACTGCACCATCTGCAAGCAGAAGTCTGCACCTTTCGTAGAGCTGGACTTTTCCAAGATGGATGATAGCTGGATCATCGTGGTTGACAGCTTGACCCAACTTTCCAACTCGGTGATGAACATGATCCTGCGAGCGCGGGGCCTTACCAGTTATGACGCAAAGCCAGAATGGGACGACTACGCAAAGCAAGGAGCGTGGCTGGATCGCTGGCTTAGCATCCTGCAGAACTGCCCATTCAACGTTGTTGTCATCTCTCACGAGATGGGCATCGAAATGGAAGATGGCAAGGAGAAGCTGACAGCAGTCGGTGGCACCAGGAACTTCTCGCGGAACCTGCCGCGCTACTTCGACCATGTTGCCTACGCAGAACTGAAAGCCAAGAAGCACGTCCTCGGCTCCTCTACCACCTACGGAGTCAACGTAGTAACTGGCAGTCGGACCGGGGCCAAGACCGAAGTTAGCGTCGATGGCAACCCGCTGCTGGAAATCTTCACCAGCTATCGCAACTACCAAAAGGTGAACTGATGGCTACTACCTCACCGGTTATGAAAGGCTCCAACTTGAGAAGAATCAAGAAGCTGGAGCAGGAAGTTGCAATGCTTCGCTCCCACATCTGGTGGCTTGTAGGTGGCGGCGAGTTCGCAGCATGGGCGCAGAACAAGCCAATGCCATTGGCAGCGCGCAAAGAATTCGACGAGGCTCGTGCTCTTTTCCCAGACGACAGTTGGGAAGAAGCCGAAGCCAAGTGAATAGCAGCCGGCCAGTCTGCTTAATTACTGGCCACCTTTGTTCTCAACTCTTTTGTTCTTGAAAGGAACTATCATGGCCGACATCAACAACCTTCCCGACATCTCTCTTGACAGCATCGAAGACCTGCCTGGGTTCGAGGTGCCGCCACAAGGCCGCTACCTCTGCCTGCTCACCATCGCTCCCAAGGAGATCAATGGCAAAGGCAACCTGGAGTTTGAATACACCGTGCAGGAAACCATTGAGTTGGCATCTCCCACGGATGTTGAACCCAAGCAAGGTGCCACCTTCACCGAGCTGTTCAGCTACGACAAGGGCTTGCCGATGGCAAAGGACAAGCTGAAGAAGCTCTGCGAAGGACTTGGCATCCCCACCAACTCCTCGCTGGCTGACATTGTCGAGTCTGTGCAAGGCGTGGGCGTGGAAGTCACGCTTAAGCATCGCAAGAATCCCAAGGGGCCTGATCCTGAGCGCGTCTATGCCAACGTGCCTAGCAACACCTTCAAGGTAGTCTAACCCACAAGCCCCACCATCCACGGTGGGGCATTTTTTCATTGAAAGGCTGCTATGAGAAAGCGACAAGAACCAAAGTCTCTGCTGCAACAAGCCCACGAACTCATCCACGGGCAACGCCAGCAAGACTACGGCGACAAGCTCCAGAACTTTTCCCAAATCGCAATGGGCTTCCAGATGGTGCTGGCAACCAAGCTGCAACCGGGCCAGCACATCACACCCGAGGACGTAGCACTGCTAATGATGCAGGTCAAGAT